AAGCGTCTCACAAAACACGGTTCAGAGGATGACACCCGCGCCATGGAGGCGGGATTAAAACTGGCGCTTAACTACAAAGTCGGCATGCCCGTTGCGCGTCAAGAAGTCGTGACCGTTAATCTGGATGCGGAACAATCCGACAAACTCGAAGAGCGTTTGAGGCGGTCCCCTGCCCTGCGGAAAAGCCTGCGGAAAATGCTAGAGGAAATCGAAGAGTAAGGCTAATTCTTCGGAATTGGCCTTGTTAAATCGCTGTCTGGTCCTATTCTCTAAGGCATGCAGGTTTTTTCCTATCTACGCGTATCAGGCCGGGGGCAAGTTGACGGTGACGGATTCACCCGGCAGCGTGAGGCAATCGCAAAGCGGGCGCAGGCGCTAGGGTGGACAGTAGCGCAAGAGTTTGTTGAGGCGGGCGTATGCGGGGCTAATGACCTAGATAATCGCCCCGCGCTTAAAGCTTTGTTCGAGGCTTTAGCATCCAATGGTGTGCGCACTGTCATGGTCGAGCGTGCCGACAGATTTAGCCGGGACTTGATGGTCGGTGAGGTATTGCTTGCCCAATTTCGGGGGGCTGGCGTTACCGTGATAGAGTCGGAGGATGGGCGTGATTTAACATTGGATGATCCCGACAACCCCACGGCAACCTTGGTGCGTCAAATTCTTGCCGCCGTGGCGCAATTCGACAAGTCCGGGATTGTGTCCAAGCTTCGCAAAGCTAGGGCACGCAAACGCGCCGAGAATGGGCGTTGCGAGGGCGTCAAACCGTTTGGCACGCTGCCGGGGGAGTCTGTCACCATCCAACGCATGCAGGCCCTACGGCGTCAACGTAGGGGCAAGCGGTTGTCTTTTGCCAAGATTGCCGAGACCTTGACAGCGGAAGGTGTAGCTTCTCGATCCGGTAAACCATGGGAGGCAAGCACCGTGCGCAAGATACTTGCCCGGTGAGTTTCGGGGGAATGGAAAAAGTTTCGGGTGCATGGAAAAGGCACTTGCCACCAGACAAGAAACGCCTGCAAAGTTCCGGCATGGCGACCAAAAACACCAAAAGCACCCGGCCTGCGGTGCGATATGTCGGAGCGGGTAAACCCCTAGATGCAAACATTTACTTGGCGCGACACGCTCCGGTTGTCTTGGCGCTCATGGCGGGTAAGACATTAAAGCAAGTCAAGGCGATACACGGGCTATCCTATCCGACGACATCCCGCATACGGCGCACAATGGCAGACGCGGGAATGAGCGTGCCGGATAAGTTATGCCGGACAAAGCAAACGCGGGCGGAATTCCTCGCCAAGCATTTCAAGGCCGTGCAATGGCTAGACAAAGGCAAGGCACCGTTATGGGTAGCGGATAAAGTGGGGGCAAGTGCATCTACCATCTATAAAATACAGTCGGCGCTTCGTGCGTCAGGGAAGGACGCACAATGAGCAATCCACACAAGTTCGTCATGAGTCACGCGCCAGCAAAGCCGACAAGGGGCGTGTCTCCCCTGTCAATCACTGACTATCTGGCCAAACACAAGCAAGCCGTGGCTTTCATCATGGCAGGGGGTACCATCGCCGAGACTTGCACCAAGTTTAGCGTGTCTCCTCCTACTGTGATTCGTATCAAGAAATTTATGCGTGCTGTGAAAATAGTTCTGCCACCGAAGCGCAAACGGCCAAAGGCACCGCCAAGGCCACCGAAGCCGCCAAGGCCAAGGATCACGAAAGAGCAATACCTAGCCAAACATCACAAGGTTGTTAAGTGGTTGACGGCGGGCAAGACGCTGGACGAGGCGGCGAAGCGGTCTGGTGTGAGTCTGACGGTTGCCAGTGTGGTTAAACATAACCTCGGATTGCCTATGACTCGCCGCGTTAGGCGGAGCAAACCCGAGTATCTAAAGCATCATGGCAAGATTGTTAAACTTTTGAAACGCGGGAAGAGTCGTCAAGACATTGCTAGGATGGCATGCGTAAGTTATTCAACGGTGCGTGATGTTGCTGCCGTGCTTGCCAAGGTAGAAGGCGGCAAGGCGTGATCAATCTTCCTAATCCGAAGGATATAGCCGACTTGGCAGAGACCTACCCAGCCTTGCGGGATTATCTGGCGCATGTAGGGCAACTACTGGAAGAATCAAGGCAATTATTGCTTGTGGCTAGTGGCAAAATGGATGCGGCAGATCAAGCATTGGAGAACGAACGCAATAGGGCGGACCGTTTGGGGCTGAACTGCAAATGGCTGGTTGAAAAATTTGATTGTGTCCATTCTGCTTTGTGTTCGGGTGAGAATGGCACTTGGCAACAGCGGGTAGAACAAGTCGTGGTGGCAGCAGAGGCAATCTATCCGGCTAAACTGAGGTTGATCAACGCAATCATGCAACGGAACACTCGCATGGCAAAAATTTTGATGGAGCAACTAGGGATGACTCCTGAAATGCTGACCAAGCTGGACGCATACGCCAACAGTGAGGCAGAGAAGGCTTCCAATGCGACGTTAGAGGAATTTCTTGCTGAGAAAGTTGGAAAGCACATCTGCAAGTATTGCGGGCAACTTACAGACCTTCCCCCGGACGAGCAGAAGCCCCCCGTGGATTATTGCCATGATGACGATCACCGGCAGTGGGACGAAGGCGAGCGGGGCAAGGCAGGCCCACCAGACGATTCCTGAACGAGAAACTTGCAAATTTTTGCGCCCGGTGCGTAACGATGACTTGCCGTTGGCGGAATTAGGGAAGGTTTGGCTTGGTCGTCGTTCCCACCCCGAACTTCCGTCAACGGCATCCAATCGCGGGGTAGCTCAGTTGGTAGAGCACGAAACTCATAATTTCGATGTCATAGGTTCAAGTCCTATCCCCGCAACTATCTTTCCACCACATGAGCGCGGACATAACCGACACATTCAGGGCATCGACAGAATGGAACACAGCGGCATGGTTTGAGGCATACGGCAAGATAGAACGTAAAGGCGGTGAAATAATTTCTCCAGTTGCCAATGTTTATCAAAGCCGGATAAGTGAAATTGTTGAATGGGCGCATGATTTTGGCAGGCCATGCCGGATTGTTGGATTGAAACCCCGGCAGCGTGGAAGCAGCACGTTTGTTGTTGCGGTAGGTTACAGGCGGTTAGTGGCGAAGCACGGGCGCGGGGTGATAGCGGGCGGGGCACACTTTCAAGGCAACAACCTGTTCAAGATCCTGCGGACGTATGCTGACCATGACGAGCGTGATCCGGGAACGTGCAAGGTCATGGACACCGAGGCGCGTTTCAAAAACGGTTCGACCATGGAACGGGTGACCTTGGCAAATCCCAACGCGGGGCGGTCTGGCACCTATCAAGTCATGATCATCACCGAGGTTGCCTACTTGGCGGAGGAGGGGGTTGCCAACGCAACTAACGTCCTGAACGGTTTCCTCAAGTGCGTTGCCATGGAACCGGACACAATCATCATTCAAGAATCCACGGCTAAAGGTGCGACTGGTGACTATTACGATACGTGGGGCAACGGGATAACCTTTGAGGAATTCAAGGCGGGCAAGAATGGCTATGTTCGTGTTTTTGCCGCATGGTATGAATTCCCCGACAGTTGGCTTGAACCTGCGAGTGAGGGAATCTATAGTGAGGCGGACTTGACTGACAAGGAGGTGGAATTGGCTAATAGGTACAATCTATCACTCGGGCAAGTTGCTTGGATGAGGTATGCGTTGCGTGAGGAGTGTAAAGGCGACTGGGATCGTTTCTGCCAAGATTACCCGTTTGATTCTGAGTCGGCTTTCCTGAAATCCGGGCGGTGCAGGTTTGAGCCTGCGGGTCTTGAACACCAGCAATTCATTTCCACAATTCGCCCGCGTGAGTTTGGATGCCTTCAATACAACGACAAGGCGGAGCGCATTACATTCCTTTCCACGACAGAACATCAAGCCCGTTGCGTTAGGTGGGAAAGTCCTAAGCCCGGTTGCAAGTATCTGATAGCAATCGACCCGATGACGGGCGCTTCCCAAACTGGCGGTGTTGACCCTGACAGCCACTCAGTCTTTGTAATTCGTGCTGGTTACCTATCACATCACAACGAATGGGTTGAGCCCGCCGTTGTCATGCGCAACATCCTTGTGCCAGATGGAACACGATTCGGTTGCTGGTGGGACATTGACGTATTGGAAGAGGAGGTTTGGCGCATGGCGCGGTATTGGCAGGCGTTGATTGTTCCTGAAATGAACATGGACAGGGGGCTTGTCGAATTGCTCAAGCTTCGCAATGACGTTGATCTATACGAACGCGAGATGTTCAACCGCCGTGAGATGGTCCGCACCAATGCGTTAGGATGGATGACCGACACCCGCACCCGGCCAATGATCATTGAAAAGCTTGCCGGGGCAATCCGGGAGAGCGGACGGGGCAACAACTACGGTGGGTTTGAAATCCGGTGCCCGTGGGCCATTGAGCAATTGAAGCACTTCGTTGTCAAACCCAGTGGACGGGCGGAGGCTTCCACCGGGAAGCATGACGATGATGTTTTGGCACTGGCAATCGGATTGCAAGTGATCGACATGGCTTGCCCATGGCGCGAGGAATCAAGGGCGGAGTGGCTTCCCCGTGACTTGCGTGGTGCGCGTGATTCACGCAAACACCAAAAAACGCGCACTTTTACTTGACGCCAACACGACAGAACATCAAGTTTTTCCCGTATGCAACAAAACACCAAGCTAAACTGCCGCAGTATTGCAACGGGCGATCTTGCAATTTGCCACCATTTTCACCCTACCCTTCAATCGGCCAAGGTTGCCTGCGAAATGCTAGGCATCACCCCTCCTGATTGCAAAACTGATGCCGAATTTTCCCAAAAGTGCGATGGAATCTTGTTCCATGGCTTTTTGATTGAGTACGGCGATTTCATCGTTAGGACAGGTTCTGGCAATGTGTTGATTTGTGACTCGCAAGAGTTCTATGATAACTTCGTGAAGGTGGATGATTACGGTTATCCATTGTGCGGGGATGATTGTAAGGCAACGAAAGATGAGCCTGAGACAGATCCCGAGGTGAATGTGTCTGGCATTGAGGCACGCGTTTGTTTTGATATTGCCCAGCGCCAAAAGATGGGCATAGTAAAATACGGCCAAAGTGTTGCTGAAAACCCCCTGTCTCATGACGCATGGCTAGAGCACGCCTATCAAGAATGCCTTGATATGGCCATTTACCTCAAGCGGGCAATGACTGAGCGCGGTAAGTATGTTTCAAAGAATGTTTTTACTCCTCGCACCGTTGGCTTTTCGCGGCGTGAGAG